CTATCTGCCGATATCTCCAGGGACGAGCAGATCCATGTCGGAGCGAATTCTCTTGTATGTACTGAGCTGGGCTTACGTCCTTCTCCTTCTTTGGATAAACTTAGGAAGGCCACGATTAACTGGATTCTACAACCTCTAGGTATAAATACCTACGATAAATATTTGGACAAAAAATTCTGGCTAGATGCTAGTGATCGGTTAATGTATGAGGGTAAAGCCCCCGAATTTTCTGAGACACAGCGTGCCAGGATGCCCGCCTTTTTTGAACATGCAAATACAAACCTCCCACAGTACGCTTAGTTTAGGACTCACTGTGGAGCGTCTTCTTGAAGAACTTGAAGACAAATTCCCACCCGTTACACCTCACCCTAAAGAGGAACTTAATACTATTATGTATAAAGCAGGACAACGCTCCATAGTTGAGTGGATAAACAAACGTATAAATGAAGAGGAAATTTAATTATGTGCTTTGGAAGAAGAAATAGGGGCGGTGGTGGTGGCGGTAGTAATGATGCCGCTGCAGCTGCTGCCGAAGCTAGAGCTAGGGCAGACGCTGAAGCTGCTAGAGTTAGAGCTGAACACGAAAAACAAATGGCTGTTATGGATGCAAAAATAGCTTCTGTTAAGAAAGCATCGGCATATAATCCCAACATGAAAGTCGCTGCATCGCAAGGTGATATATCTAAAGGTCTAAGTAGAAAAGCTTCAAACCTTAAGAAGAAACGTGCGATGAGAACTAGGGATACTAGAATTAGATTAGATCCACAAGCTGGTACCGCAGGTAGTCCAGTAGGATCAGGACAAGTTAACGTATAAATTAATCCAATGCAGAACGCACGCACAAGATACGACAAGCTTACGGGAAACCGTACCCAATTTCTTGATGTAGCTGTTCAATGCTCTAAGCTTACACTTCCTTACCTCATTCAAAACGATGAGGGTCGGACAACACACATCAAACTAGACACACCTTGGCAATCCGTAGGATCTAAATGTGTAGTTACTTTGGCAGCAAAATTAATGCTGGCACTGCTACCTCCACAGAGTACCTTCTTTAAGTTTCAAATAAAAGATGAAGCATTAGGAGAGGACTTCCCACCTGAAGTTAGATCAGAAATGGATTTAAGTTTCTCTAAACTTGAGAGGATGGTGATGGATTCCATCGCAGCTTCTACTGATAGAGTTACTGTGCACCAAGCGATTAAGCATTTAGTTGTAGGTGGTAACGCCCTATTGTTTATGGGTAAGGATGGTATTAAGCATTATCCATTGAACCGCTTTGTCATAGAAAGAGATGGTAATGGTAACGTAACTGAGATCGTAACAAAAGAAATTATTAACCGCTCCCTCTTACCACAAGAGTTCCAAGATTTAATCATACAGGAAGTACCAAATCATGCAGGTGACACTGGTGGTGGAATTGGTTCC